ACTTTTGATGAGGTTATGAAATACAGTACAACTTTGCAAGATTTCTTGAAGAGATATCCAAAAGTTGAAACTCATGTAAGAACCTTGTTTGGGCAAATAAGATCTTGTTCTCGTCATGCGGGCGGTTTGGTTGTTGGTGAGCAATTAGATAAATATATGCCGCTTATTTATTCAGGAGGAGTCAGGCAGACTCCTTGGACGGAGGGTCAAAATGTTCGTCATCTTGAGCCTATGGGATTTATCAAGTTCGACATTCTTGGACTAAGCACCCTTCGCATGATTGAAGATGCAGTAGAGAAAATATTGAAAAGGCATTATGATGTAGAAAACCCAACATTCAAAGACATCAAAGATTTTTATGACAACAAACTTCATCCTGACAAGATCAATTTCGCAGACTTAGATGTATATAAAAATATTTTCCACGAAGGCAGATGGGCAGGTGTTTTTCAGTTTACAGAATCTGGTGCTCAAAGTTTTTGTAAAAAAGTAAAGCCAACTAGCCTAGTTGATATTGCTGCCATTACATCAATTTTTAGACCAGGACCGCTAGGGGCAAAGGTTGATAGAGATTATGTAGAGGCAAAAGAAAGCCCCGCTCTTATAAAATACTTGCACCCTATCGTAGAGGAAGTTACTAAAGAAACATATGGTTTTTTGATCTTTCAAGAGCAGATTGCTTTATTGGCACACAAGCTAGGTAAAAACATTTCTCTTGATGAAGGCAACCTTTTGAGAAAGCTATTAACTAAAAAGGGTACTGGAAAAGGGGCAAAAGATAAAGAAAAGATTTATAACAAATTCATAGCGGGATGCATTGAAAAACATATTCCAGAAAAGTCTGCTAAAAAACTTTGGCAAACATTTGAATATTTTTCTGGTTATGGTTTCAACAAATCTCATGCTATCGGATACAGCATCCTATCTTTTCAATGTGCTTGGTTGTTGAATTATTATCCAGCAGAGTGGTGTGCAGCCTTCTTAAACAAAGAACCCGAAGGCAGAAAAGAAAAGGCAATCAATATTGTAAAGAATTTTGGATACGATATTCAAGAAGTTGATATAAATTTATCTGGTAGAGAGTGGAGCATTTCTTCTGATGGCAAACTTATTCAGCCTCTTACTTCAATAAAAGGTTTGGGCGAAAAAGCGATGGAGCAAATCTTGTCTCACCGTCCTTTCAAGACACCAGAAGAATTTTTATTCAATGAGAATATCAGCTATTCTAAATTGAACAAAAAAGCCTTAGATGTTTTAGTTCGTTCAGGGGCTTGTGATCCAATCGCAGACTCAAGATTCAAACATTGTCGTCATTTTTGGCTTTCAACTGTTGATGAGCGACCAAAAAACAAAAAAAGGTTTGAAGAGAATATTGAGAAATACAAGTCAGAAGTTGACTTCACTGAAGAAGAGAGGATTGAAAATATTGTTTCCTTGACAGGTATATTTCCATTTGATATAGTCTTAGATAAGAAAGTGAAAGAAAGAATTACACATCACTGTGTTCCCCCTATTGCAGAGTTTGACGAAGATTTACAATTGTGTTGGCTTATACCAAGAAGTGTAACACCAAGGCAGACAAAGAATGGTAAACTATTTTGGATCATTAGTGCGATTGATGACACCTGTCAAACCACAGACATAAAATGTTGGAATGTAAAAGAGGGGGATAGAATTCATTTGAACCGACCTTATATCGCAAAACTGCAACACGATGAACAGTGGGGCTTCTCAACTAGATCGGTAATGAATAGTTTTAGATTGGTGGGATAAGATGTTATATGACGAAGACACAAAAGAGAGCTATCGTTTGATTGTTTCTCTAGATGAAATTTATAATGAAGCTGATGGATTATCAGAAAATGATTATTTGATGCAACGAGGTATTGAGTACAGCAATCGCCTAGGTATTGGTGGCAAAAAAGTTGTTGACTTTGACATGGTTGAAGATGCAGTATCTGGTGGTTGGGTACTTATATTTTCGTGCGAAAGATATTTTTAAAAAGGGAGAATTTATGATTATTGAATATACAAGAGTGAGGCAGTCAGCAAGACCGCCAGAACGAGCAAATCCAAGCGATGCAGGTTTAGATCTTTTTTATAACCCAGAGCCTGTTGGTTTTCTGCCGTGCGACGAACACGATGCTATCACAGTGAAGCCGGGAACATCTGTTCTCTTACCTACTGGACTTCGTTTTGGTGTTCCACACGGTTATATGTTGGAAATTAAGAATCGCTCAAGTGTTGCGGCAAAGAAAAATCTAATTGTTGGTGCCTGTGTTGTTGATTCGGGTTATGATGGGGAAGTTTTTGTAAACCTTCACAATATTGGTAATGATGATAAAGTTATTAATCCAGGTGACAAAATTGCTCAAGCGGTAATGGTCCCTGTTGTTCATTTTAGGGCACTAGAGACTGGTAGTGGAGATTTGTACAATTGGTATCCAATTACAATTTCAGAAAGGGGTGATGGAGCATTAGGCTCCACTGACAAGAATGGGCAAATTTAATAGAAAGATAAAAAGACAGCAAAAAAAGGATGCCGAAAAAGAACTAAAAACAAAGATCGGTCTTTTTGGGCAGCTTGACGATCATTGCCTTGTTTGTGAAAAAGAATTTGATAAAAAAAATAAAGAAATGGTCAAGTCTTGGTTTGTGATTGTAAAAGAAAAGGTTGTTAGATTGTATTGCCCTGATTGTTGGACAAGGGCTAATAAGTTAATAGAGGATATAAAGAATGGACACAAAAACACAGAAAGTGATGTTTAGCTCAAAAAGTAACGAATGGGAAACACCACAAAACTTTTTTGATAAACTAAATAGAAAGCACAAATTTACATTAGATCCTTGTTGCACAGCATCAAGTGCAAAGTGTAAAAAATACTATACTGTCGAAGAGAACGGGTTACATAAAAGCTGGAAAGACGAAGTTGTATTTGTAAACCCTCCTTACAGCGAAATTGGTGAGTGGGTAAAGAAAGCTCACTATGAATCAGTTAACAATAATGCAAAAGTTGTAATGCTTATTCCATCTAGAACTGATACAAAATATTGGCACGACTATATTATGGAATCAGCAAGCAGTATTCATTTTGTAAAGGGTAGACTAAAGTTTGGTTCTGCAAATTCTAAAGGAAATTCTGCACCATTTCCTTCCGCAGTAGTTGTGTTTGATGCAAGCAAGTTTCGATGGACTACCAAAATGAATGTCGCCAGCATGGAAAGATAGTGAAGTGACCGAAGACAAAAGTAAAAAAATTATTTTTTCTGTCTCTGAAAATGATAAGGCGAAATTCAAATTACAGCTTCAATACGACAGTCTTACACAAGCACAACTTTTGAGAGAAACGATAAACGGTTATATCAACAAAGATGAAGATTTTATGAAATTTGTGGCAAGAATAAAAATAAACAAAAAGACTCAAAGTAAGCCACAGATGAAAAAAGTTGAAAAAAATTTACAACAAGCAAAACAAACAAAAAATATTTTTGCCCTAGACGACAATGAGGTGGAAAACATATTTGATATTCTAGAAAAGGAACACCCAGACTTATGAGTGAAAAATATAAACAAAGTGATACTTGCTATTCAGAATGCATAAAGCAAAATAGAAAATGTCAAGTCAAAGATTGCAGGCTTTGGATAGATTATGAAAAAGACTTAAATTGCACAGAAATAGCTATACTAAAAAACGACAAACTTACATTGAGCGATGTTGGTGAAAGGCTAAGATTGACACCCTCAAGAATCAAGCAAATTGAAAAAGAGTCGATATCTAAAGTTACAAAAGCATTCAGCAGGCTAAAGATAATATAAATTTGGTTTTTTGGTATCTATAGGACTATTTATACAAGTAATACATAAATTTATCGTATTTTAAGGAGACATTTACAAAAATGGCAAAAAAAGATAAGCCCCAAAAATCCCCATTATTGAACGAGAACACTGTTCGTCGTTTTATGAGACTTGCTAATATTCAACAACTCTCTGAAGGTTTTGTTGCGGACCTCGCTGAAACAGAGGAACTTGATGAAGAGATTGGTCAAGAAACTGAAGAAGAAATTGTTCCTGAAGAAGTTGTTTCTGAAGAAGAGATGATGGATGATGATGAAGGTGGTTCTGCCGAAATCTCTCCTGAAGCTGCTCAAGCAATTGTTGATCTTGCAGCATCCCTAGAGGCATCTGGAGCATTGGAAGACGATGCTGAAGATGACATGGAAGATGCTGACGACGACATGGAAGATGCTGACGACGATATGGAAGATGCCGATGAAGACATCGAAGATGCTGATGATGATATGGACGAACTTGAAGAAGAATTGTCTGGTCTTGGTATTGAGATAGTTGATGATCAAAATCTTCAAGAACAAGTTAGAAAAAGAGTTATCGCTCGTCTTTTGAAAGAAAAAAAGGCACAAGAGAAAGCAGAGCTTGTAGATAACTTAGTCAATAAAATTTTTGACCGACTTAAGTAAATCTCTAGATGCACAAAAGTGAAAAACTAATTTATTTTTCTGCCGGTTTCCATACCGGCATTTTTTTTACCCTAATAATAATCTTGACATTCTTAAATGATTGTGTATAATTATAATTGATGAGTAATATGAATTTTGCACTCTTAGTCATAGGTTTTTTTATAGGATACATAATAAAAACTTTTCTAACATTCAAAGAAGACTATAATTCTACCGCACATTTTGTTAATAAAGTAACATTTCAATCTTTGAAACTTTTAGGCAGTGTTGTGAATAGAATGGCTTACCTTGATCAGCTTTATCTAAAAACAATGGAAAAATTGACAGATAAAGAATCGGTAAAAATATATCGAAATCAATTGGATGATGAATTTGATATATGGAAAAAAGAAACCATAAAGGTTTTTCAAGAAAACTACCCAGAAGATTATGAGTGGCAACTTGAGCTTAACGAATGGAAAGATGCAATGAACATGCTCACAGATATATATAAAGAGGAAAAACATGCCCAGAAATAAAATGCTCTCTCAAAAAGCGGCTGAAGCCGAAGAAGAAACACTTACACTAACAGAGGATCAAGCCGATATATTATTGCCTTATCTTTTTGGAAATAAGGCAAATGAAGATACTGACAACAACAAGGTAGTTGCGATTTATGGTGAAATAAACGAAGAAATAATTTCAGATGCCGTCATTGCTCTAAATTATTATAATGTAGAAGCACAGCGAAAAGAAGAAAAAGACGAAGATGACACAATTCAGCTTATAATATCAACAGAGGGCGGAAGTGTTCCTGATATGTTTGCCCTTTATGATAGTGTCAGATTAGCCACTAAAACAATTGATGTTTCTACATTTGGGGTTGGCAGAGTGATGTCAGCCGGAATCCTCTTACTTGCTAGTGGGACGAAAGGCAAAAGAAAAGTCGGCAAGAATTGTAGATTGATGCTTCATTCTGTTCGCGGTGGTCATTTTGGTTCAATCAAAGAACTTGAAACCGACATTCGTGAAGTTCGCTGGTATCAAAATCAGTTATTGAAATCGCTTGAAGAAGAAACAAATCTAAGTGCCAAACAACTGAAGTCCCTTTTCCGCAAAAAAACTGATACATATTTTGATGCTGAACAAGCTATTGAGTGGGGAATAGCAGATGAAATTGTTTGATTTTTTGTGCAAGATAAAAGGCATTGATAATAATGCTGACTTTCGCCGAAATGAGGCAAGCAAAGAAGTAGGGCTTATTGCGGAAAAAGAACTAGCCACACAAAATCATATTATTGTAAATGGAAAAAACTATTATATAAATTGGGATAAGGTTGTAACATTTAAAGATGAGAACGGCTTAGAACTCCCAGAATATTGCTATAGGAAAAAAACCGGATCCGAGAGAATACCAACAATGTTTATGGCTCACTGGGATGTTTGCTTGTCTTCTCAAAGTTGTTATAAAGTTTTACTAAAGAGAAAATTATCAGTTCATTTTCTTATAGACAATGACGGCACAATTTATCAAATTATGGATACAAACCACATAGCATATCATGCAGGCAACCGAAAGGTAAACAATGCCAGTATCGGTGTTGAAATTTCAAATGCTTATTATCCAAAATATCAGCAACATTATATAAAGAAAGGTTTTGGAGCAAGACCAGTTCTTCGTGATTCAAAGGTCCACGGAAGAACATTAGAACCACATCTAGGATTTTATCCAGAACAAATAAAAGCATTTAGAGAATTAGCGAAAGCATTAAATGTCGCATATGGGATCCCTTTGAAGGCTCCTGTAGAGAATAATCAACTTGTGGAAACTATTTATAATAAAGCAAAAAGTGCAAAGTTTAAGGGAGTTGTCAGTCATTATCACATCACAAAAAGAAAAATTGATTGTGCTGGTTTGATGCTTGACGAAATATTTGAATAATGAATTATAAAGAATTAGAAAAAATGATTTTTTAGACAATTATTTATTGGAGAAACTTTCGTTCTAAGAGGAGAAACAAGATGAAAATAACAAAATCAAAACTCAAACAGATTATTAAAGAGGAAATTTATGGCAGTAACTTAAACGAAGAAAGGGCACAATATGATAGAGAAAATATTGTTTATGTCGCGGAAAAAATAAACGGCGACATGAGTTGGCCTGTGGGCGAGGATGGATGGAGCGGATATAGCATTGCTGATGGTCAAGAGGCACTAGAAGAATACTCCAATGAAAATCCAGGAAGAGACTTTGTTCTAGTGCGTT